GTTGTTTACCACAATACAAATACTTACTCAGGAAACTTGTGGCAGATAATCGAGCCATTGCTTTCTGCAACTCGTACTCATACATCCCTTTCGGTAGGCGATGAGGTTGAGATTGATGGTCAGGTTTATATCTGCTCTGACTTTGGATTCGAGAAGATTGAGGATGTTGAAATCAAATACCACGGAGATTCCGTCTTTCGTGTTTCAAGAAAGGTGAGCGCATGAGTCAAGAATCAATTTCATGGAGCGAGTTAGCAGAATTAACTCATGCCACACAGGTCGAGAAGTTTAATTTCTGCACTTGCGAGGACAACGAAGGCAACGAGAATCCTTATTCAGATTGCCCAACTCAAAAGCCTTATGACCGCGTGGGCGCAATTATCGCTTATGAAACTGGAGAACTGGACGAGGAAAAAATGATTGAACTCTTCCAACATTTAGTTGATACTGGTTTGGCTTGGCAACTGCAAGGTCACTACGGACGCACAGCAACAGCGTTGATTGAGGCTGGAATCGTTAAGATTAAGAGAGGAAACTAAACTATGAATAAGGCAAAAGACAAAACTTACGGTCAAAAAGTTCTTGAGTATTTACCTCGAAACACAGAGATTTATTCGATAGTTCGTACCGTGTCCGCGAGTGGGCTATCAAGAACTATTGATTTCTATGTAATAGTGGACAACAAGCCAATATGGATAACTCCAGCAATTCAAGACATTCTCGATTACAAGCAGGATGCAAAGACAAATGCTCTAAAAGTTAATGGCACGGGAATGGATATGTGCTTCCATGTCGTGAACTCTTTGGGCTACAAATTGCATGACGATGGATATTTCTTCAAGAGTGAGAGGTTGTAAAAATGAGTAACTGGAACTATTCTCAATCACAATTAGAAAAACAAAAAGATAGCGCAAAGAGAATAAATCAATCTCCTTGTAAATGTCTTGTCTATCATCCAGCGCCAAACACCGAGGACTTTCAAAACCTTTACAAAGAATGGGCTGGCAATGGCTCAAACATCTCAAAGACAACGAGAGAAAGCCGTAGCGCTCTTCTGGCTCAACTCATTGATGATTGTCCTTATCAGCAAAAATAGTTTATACTGGGGTTTAATAATAGAGAGGTACATAGATTGAAAAAAAAAGATGCTGTATTAGTACATTCGCCAAGTTATGCGAATTGGGTATTTGACAAAAGCCACCCTACTCAGGGTCGTCGTTTCGTTAATGCCCGTGATCGGTTCATTGCCAAGAGCAAAGAATTAAATCTTGACATTCTTGAAGTCGAGCCACGCTTTGCTCATTCAGAGGAGTTAGAGCGTGTCCACGCTGAGGAATATGTCTACTCGGTTTTTGCCGAAGGCTTGTCTGACGAATGGACAGGAACTCGTCAAGACCTTGGCACGATTGCCCGTGATTTTGTTGGTGGCACTCTTAGCGGAATTGACCACCTGCTCAACGGTGACACAGAACTAGCAATTCATTTTGCTGGTGCCAAACATCACGCGATGCGCGATTACTCAAATGGTTTTTGCGTGTTCAATGACTTTGCTGTCGGCGCTAAATATCTCACAGACTTAGGCGAGCGCGTATCTATTTTTGATTGCGATGCTCACCACGGCGACGGTACTGAGGTTTTACTCAAGCACGACAAAAATGTGCAGACCTTTTCCGTGCATGAATACGGAATCTTTCCAGGAACGGGCTTAGTGTCGGATTGGAAAACCAACTCCTACAATTTTCCACTTTCCCCTAATACTGGCGATGAGGGCTTGGCTCCTGCGGTGGCTTCATTTATCGAATCTGCCATGGATTTTAAGCCGACCTTTATCTTTATCGCCTGTGGCGCTGATGGGCTGTTAAATGACCCCCTATCGTCTTTGCGGTACACATCTGGGGGCTACACACGGGCTATGACTGAGATCAAAGATGCCTTCAACGGTACCCCGATTCTTTTCGGCGGTGCTGGTGGCTACTTGCCCGACAACGAAACTCCCGACCTTTGGGTTGAGGCGAGCCTCGCGTTGATTTAAGGCTCGTCGGGTAGCCTTGCTCTATGACCACAATTGTCGCCGTGCAGTACGACGACAAAGTTACTTTTGGGGCTGATAGTCAAGTTACATCTCCAAGTGGTCGTCGTGCATCTCACCCGTTAATGGTAAAAATAAGTGAGCGAAACGATTTCATAATTGCCGGTAGTGGTGAATGTGCGCCATGCGATATTGCTCAACATCTTTGGGTACCACCAGTACCAACGAACAAAGATTGGAATGACCTTTACCATTTTATGATTTCAAAAGTTGTTCCATCATTGAAGGCTTGTTTCAAAGAACAAGAATATAAATGGGATTCAGATGATGATGAAACAAAGTTTTGTTTTTTAATTGCTGTCGGCGGTCAGGTCTTTGAAATCTCTGATGATTTTTCAATCAGTTTGGACTCCAAAGGATTTTATGGTGTTGGCTCTGGTTCTGCTTATGCGATAGGTGCGCTCAGCGCTGGTGCAACTCTGGCTAAGGCTCTAAAAATTGCATCCGACAATGATGTTTACACTTCATCGCCATTTATGTACCACACGCAGTACAAAAAGAAAGTTGCACCCAAGAGAGAAAAGTAGTATCCTAACCCTAGTTGTATAAGAAGGCAGAAATTCTGTTGGACTAATGCGACTAGATGGAGGTGCCTATGGAGTTTGATAATTCATTCGTAGTAATGAGTTCAGGCGGTAATTACGGCGATTACGCAAAATTGCGTGGTTATATGAAAGATGGACAATTTGCTGTTATTAAGTATCGGTCTTGGCTTGCTTGGTACAACGAAGCCCGATTTAGCAATAGCAGATTAAAAATCGAGGATTGGTTGCCAAAACCAAAATCAATTCACGATTCAGAAAAAGAGGCAAAACAGATTGCTGGCGAACTTAACTCTGCCTTGAAATCTTTTGTCAGTATAAGTTAAGAAAGGTAAAAAATGAAAGATCAAGAAATCAATAAAAGTTTTGCTGAGATAGTTGGTCAAGCCAAGGGGCGTGAGAAACGACCTCCGGCAAAATATCCTGAACTGCGTTACTTGTGGGGGATTACCCTACTAGGCAGTTTTATCTTTATCGTTGTTGCCAGCACCATAAGTGGAATTCTTGCTGGTTAGTTTTACAGCGTGAAGTGATCGTCAAGAACCTCATACTGAAACGCATTTTGTTTCACATTGAGGTTTCTTGCGTGATGCCCACAAAAAAATAAATCACCGTTGATAAACGATGCTCTAACTTTTGCTTGAACTCCGCATTTATCGCAGGTATCGTGAATATTTAACGCTTCGCGTGGCAACACCGGCATTTATTTCGCAATCTTTGAGTGGTTGGCAAAATACTTGTCAATCTTAGAAGTAATGCGACCACTCTTATCCACCCTGACTATCCAGCCATCTTTTATCTGTACTGAATTGAATGGCACTTTCGTTGTACCCTTGCCACTCATTTTTTCTCCTTCTTTGGAATATCAATATCGTAATGATAGCGACCCGAATCTTCAGCCACCCATTTACTTGCATCTTCTACATCCCATTTGTAGGTGTTGATTAACCTATCAATAACCATTTTATCTTTTGTGGTGAAAGATGGCTCATGGAGTAGCACTCGATTGTTTGGTTGAATTGCATAATTGCCATCTTCGCGTTCAATCACATGACCGCATTTATGTTGTCCTGGATTCTCAGAATAACCGTGATCTAAAATGTTAGATTCTGGATTGTGCCAATCAAGGGTGAATAAATACTTTCCCGCAATTTTAGTTTTAGTTCTATCTATGTAGGTCATTTTCATATTGGCTAAATTGGCGAACTTTGTAACCGAGATGTGTGGGCTAAAAGAGTTCCACAAAACTAAATTATGAATGTCCTCCTCTGGCACATCCGGCTTTGCGCAAAAAGCGTTGATCGGCATACGCCACCAGATACCCCCATCCTCCATCAAGAAATGAAACAGAGGGCTTCGATTTTGTACGCTGGACACGCCGAAAATGACACAGGGAAAGAATTGATCGTGGCTGTCCAACTGGTTGCGTAGGAAGTTACCCCTGACATAGCCCTCTATAGGAGGGATGTTGGCGTTTAACTCAGGCAAAAGTAGCCCTTGAAGCCAGTTGCATAAAGGCGCATAGCCTTGATTCGAGATGTGACTGCTTGAAGGGTCATAGGGCAAGAATACATTATGGAACAAATGTTCTAATTAACTGACAGGAATAAATTTAAGAAATAGGGTGTTTTGGTTAATAACTAACCCTAGTTGTGTTATACTTAGGGTATTCCAAGAGAGGGGGTAATAAAAATGAAAAAGAAAGAACTTAAAGTTGGCGAAATCTATAATTTGAAGCATTACAAAGGTTTAACTGTTCCTGTGAAAATTGTAGCCTTGGGCAACAGATGGGCTGAGGTTCAACATCTTAATAAAAAAACATTAGAACCAATTGCAGTACCGAATCCTAGAGTTTATGGCGCACTCACCGAGGGAGTGCAGTTTGCACAAATACAAGATAAATATGAGGAGGCTGTCAAATAATGACTACACAAACTATCGTCGAAGCAACAAAAATCAACAAGGTTGAGCGTTCTATCTCAACCTCCTACACATCTGGTACATATCGCGTGAGCGTTCGTACTTCGTTCTACAAGAACTCAAAGGCTTATGTTTCCAGCGTTACGGAATCTCGTCTTGAATTTCGCGGAGATTACACCGTTGAAATCAGCCAACTCAATATCGGCTTATCCGAGCAACGCCCAGAAGATGATTTCCGTAAAGTGATTCAAAGCGTCAAAACTGAAAAATACAGTTTCAAAGACCTTGAGAAGTATCAAGCGCTCGCCGTTTATGAAGCCAATGATTCTTTGGTGATCGCAGAATTGTTCCTCAAAGGTCAAACCAACTCTGAAATCCACGGAAAGGACAACTAATGGCTGACTGGTCAGACAAAATTATCGTTTTTGGGGTAGGCGTGTCCAAGGAAGATACCGACAAAATTAAAGAAATTATCGTCAATAAGGTAATTAACCAACCCTAGTTGTGTTATACTGGGGTTGTTCCTAGAGAGAGGAAATAAAATGGGATGGGATGTAACTCAGGTCGGCAAGAATATTTCTACCAAGAAGTTTCTTGAACACGACATTTTAAGCACCATCGGTGCTAACTATCAATTGCTTGCACTTTGCGAGGGCAAAAACCAATATGGGCAAAAGCCTTTCTATGCGGCGTTCAGAAACAATCTCACTCACAAGGTTTCTGCTGTAGTTTATTTAACCAAGCGTCGCAACGGAAGCATCGCGGTTAAATCCGTAGATGAGAATTCCGGTCCTCACGATTTCGACTGTCCAATCAAGATTTTGAATCTCTTGACTAAAACAGATAATGAATGGGCTTCGCAATGGAGAGCAGACTGCCTTAACCGCTACATATCCAACAAATTCTGTAAGGAGAGTGCATAAATGGGATACACACATTACTGGACAATTTCAGAACCCCTCAATGTCGAGGTGTTTAATAAACTTCAAAGCGGAATTCAAAGAATCATCGAAACCGCTAAGGAAGCGGGAATCTCAATTTCCAATGAATCAACTGACGACATAATCGCTTTCAATGGCGCAGGGCGCGATGCTCACGAAACTTTTGTCCTTCAGTTGGGGGATACAGGATTCGACTTTACCAAAACCGCTCAAAAGCCCTACGACATGGTTGTAACTGCGAGCCTGATCTTGCTAAAGAAAGAACTCGGTGCAGGTGTAGAGATTACCTCTGACGGCAACTTAGGAGATTGGCAAAGCGGGGCATTGTTATACGAGGCAGTTTTTAACGAGCAACCTGTCGAAGGTTATTTATCGTAATATGCCTTGAGTAATTTTGTGGCTTCAACATAGTTAGAGTGGAGGTAGGTGACGACTTTCAAAAGGTCAATCATCCTGCCTCTTTCTAAACTTAGGACATAATCTTCCCCAAGGATTTCTTCCAACAAATCAAGATGTGTTTCTAACAATGTTGTGTTATTGCCAAGTCCTGCCTCTTGCGCTAGTAAAAACATATCTAATCTATAAACTTCTAGGATTTCTTGGGCGTTGGCAAAACTTTCCTGCCCTTGAGATTTTTTAACATCTCGCAACTCAGATGCTATAAATTTCATCATGCGTTGCCTACGGTTTACATTGTCCACGGATTTGACTGAGCAAAACTTAAAGGAATAATCGGCGCGTAAACAGTTTTGTTCTCATAAAGGGCAAGTAAAATCGCCTCCGCTCTATCTGGTGAATGGACTCCGCGCTTTTTCATATCTACTTTAGATTCAATTTGAATACGACCTGCTGAATCAGATTTATAGGTCGGACCTGCCAACTGAGCAAGCACCTGCCGATCAACTTCTAACCGTACCTCTTGCCTTCCGTCTTTAGGCTGTAGAAGTGAGCGAGCGTTCCACCACATTTCTGCCCTTTGATTCTTAAATTTATTCGCATCTTTTGGTCGCTCGGCTACATTGACTCCGATTATGTCAGCCTTTGTTGCTCTTTCTTTCACCCATCTATCCAGTAGAGAAACAACGCCCCATCCAACTCCGATAGTGTCAATCTTTACCCGTACCCGTTCAGTTACGCCTCTGGCACTATGAGCCTCTACCGCTTTTTCAATCTCAAGCATTACAACTCCTGCGACATCTACGGCGTTGGCGTTTGCTTTGCCTGATGAGCGGTGAACAATCTTTGCGCTGTAACCGTCGGCTATTGCAATAACAAATTCATCTCCACCATCGGATGCAATATCTACACCAAGGCGAATTACATTAGATTCAATTGGAGTTTCATTTTCAACGGCTGATTCTGCCCAAGTGTACGGAATAACTTTGCCGACACTAGATTTTGGAAAACGAGCGTGAACACGGGCTTGAGCAAAAGCAGAATCTTCACCAAATTCTGAAATGACATCATCAACCCAAGATTTATCTACCAAGTGGATAGATATTGAATGAGGCTCTACATGGGGAGGGCAACTCTTACACACTCCCGTAGGTTCACCCGTAAAGTTTGGAGTATCAAAGGCTGAAATTGGTAATGAATTGTAAATAGGCGATAGACAAATTCGCTCAAACCAAGTTTGTTCTGCATCTGTTGGTGGATTACCTAAAACTAGAAGGCGCGTGTGTCCACCAGTCATAAGCGCTTCAAGGGCGTTGCCGATCATCTCTGAGATTCCACCAGCCTCATCAACTACCACCAATAAGTGAGGTGCGTGGATACCTTGTACTGCCGCTTCATCATTGTTTGCCGCGGAAAATCCATAAGCAACTACTGTGCCTTCCATTTTCCATTCGGTAGTTAAAATCTCGCCAGGAAGTTTGTTGGCATTATGGACTCTGCGAACATTTGCCCACATAATGTTTCTTACTTGTCTGAAAGTTGTTGCCGTAGTAATTGCTATTGCCGTGCCAGGCGGGTGAACTGAAATCCACCACGCTATTGCTCTTGCCGCTAAATGGCTTTTGCCAGGCGCGTGACAAGCCGGAACTACGGTTCGTTTATTTTCTAAAAGCGATTGCAAAATTTCTTTTTGTTTTGACCAAAGGGTTTCCCCCAATCCCTCTTCAATAAAACCAATTGGGTCGTGTTCATACCTTGCCCAAGGATTAGAAATCTCCGCATCCAAAATCACATCAAGAGCGTTTTTCTCATCCGATGTCAAAGTTACATAAATCTGATTGCGCTCTTGTATGCTCGCTGTCAGGACTTTATCTATTAAGCGTTCGCTCATTGTTCTAGTTCGTTTTGTCGCGCTCTAATTGCAAGAACCTGTGCGATCTTTTCTTCCAACTGCCCAATATCAACGGTAACTTTGATTCCATCTCCGTCTTGACCAGTAACTTCTAATTTTTCTTTGCGCCCATAGGTGTCTTGTCGAGTTCGCTCTAACCACCACGCCGCCGCTTGCCAAGTTCCATCGTGTCCTGCTCTTTGGATGATTGAAACATTGCGAACGGTTGCTTCATCCCGCGCTTTTTCTACTGCGTCTAAAAATTCTAGGAATTTAACCTCAGTTGAAATTGGTTCTGAGTCAGGTAGAAGTCTTTGGCGTTCTCTTTCATCTCTACCTCGAGCAAGCCAACCAAAGAAAGTTGCTTTAGATATGCCACAAGCACCAGAGGCATCAGAGGCATAATTGCCAAGGCGAATCAACTCAACGATTCTATCTTGCAAGTCAGGAGTTAAGGCTGAGAGCCTTCCGGCTGTTTTTTTCACCATAGGTTTATTCTACCCTCAGTTCCATCTCATCCTCTTGCCGCTTGGAGTGTTCCAAAAGTTTCTTGACCTTGTTTCTTTTTTAAGTGGGGTATGTTATTTACTACTATCCCAATTTTATTTGTGGGAAGAGTTGCCGCTAAAAGGTCAGAGCGTTCTTGGTTTGTATATCCAGCCTCTTCAAGTGCTTCCATAGATGGAAAAACTTCTGCGTGACGGTCATTTTCTATATCTATTAAATGATCTTGCGTTCCACCCATTGAAAAGATAATGACAAAGTTTGATGGCAACTCATGTCGCTTTACCATCTCCACTTCTTTTGTGTAAGCGTAGAAAAACACATGAGGATTTTCAATAGCAATATCCAACCACAGTAAGAAATACTCTTCAGAGTAGAAATCACCTGCGTCGTGAATTCTTACCGATTTACCCCCTTGGTAACGCTTTGCTTTTAACTCATCACTCACCCTGTTTTTCCACTCTAAAGGATTATCTAGGGTCAATTCAAGATTGCGTACATGAGCGGCTTTTACATTTGAGAAGTTATAGGTGCCAGAACGGGCATAACATAAATTTGCACACACCCCCGCGTTTGGACAAGTTAAAAAATTCTTCCCGTTGGAAAGTTTTGCGGCGAGCGCCGGAATTGACCAAGTAAAGATTCCGTCTACTTTGAGTTCCCTATTTCCGTTGGTCAATAAATATTTAACTGGCATTACATCTCCCCTACTTTGCAAGCATCTATTGGTATCCGTAATAATTCAGCGATGTCTGTCCATCCATAAATTGCGTTTGCCCATGTATTCAAATCCTCGGTATGAATTCTCATATTGAACTCACCGACCTTCATAGAGGTTCGACCTATTGGGTTATGTCCTGGCTTTGTTTTTCCACCTGCAAGAATCTCAGATACTTCCTCCGGTGAGAATCCTGTACCTTTCAAGTTTGTGTTAGTTAGTAATTTATTTAACTCTTGTGGGTCATAGGTTGCTAAATCTGAAGTTCTGTTATCTACAATTAAAATCTTGATCTCCTCTACATCATCTACCTCAACCCAATGTACGGCTATCTTTTCCCACCCTAATTGAACTGCCGCTTGTAAAGTGTGGTTTCCAGACAGGCAATGTTTGGTTGTCCTATTTACTACGATAGGTCGGTATTGCCCCATATTGGTAAGGGAGTCAATAATTGCCCCTATGTCGCCCTCTCGCGGGTTTAAGGGGTGAGTTAATATCTCTTGGACTGACACGGTTTCTACATCACTTGGAAGGCTCTCTGGAGGCTCTGGAAGGCGCTGTGTGATTTCGGCTTTGCGCTCTGGGAATCCAAGTCGTTCTTTAATCCCGTTTATTGCCTTTGATCGTGTTTTGCCTACCTCCTCAAGCAACTGCTCAACCCATGCTTTGTAGGCATCCACATCCACATTGAATCGCCAAGCCCCAATCTTTACTTCAGGGTCAGACTTTAGGTTGCTTGAGTTCCCTAGTGGTTCTTTTTGGTTGCCTTCTATCAATCTATCAAGTGTTTCAACTTCAGCGGCGGTAAAACCTGTGCCATCCAACTCAGGCAGAGCGCTTAAAAGGGATTTAAGGAGTGGCTCGTTGTATCCCGCTAGATCAGTAATTCGATTATCGGCTAAAACTATTTTTTTGGCTGTGGCTTCATCTACATCAATCAAAACTATCTTGATTTTTTTCCAGCCAATTTTCTTTGCCGCTTTAAGAGTGTGATTACCTGCTAAAACAAAGTTGGTACTGGCTTGCACCACAATAGGGCGATATTGACCGTGAGCAGTTAATGAATTCGCAATGGCATCAACATCTCCCCGCCTTGGGTTTGTTGGATAAGCAACCAGCGTACTTATGTTTACGCTGGCAACACTCCCAACTTTGATATTGGCTTTCATTACTCTTTACCCAACTCTCTCTAAGTAAAGATTTATATGGCTGGTTTTGGAGGTCGCCCTTGCTTTCGGATTACTTTTCCATCCTCGCCGAACTCAGGTTTGCGAACAATGTCATTTTTAATAATTTTGTAAACCAATTGCTCAGATACGCCCATGGCTTCAGCAATCTCACGGTAGGTAATGCGTTGTTTTCGCAATCGCAAAATCAACTGCTTGCGCCTTTTGCCTAAATCTTTGATTTGATATTGATGTTGTCTAATCGAAGTGGTCAGGATATTGACCTCGTTCAATCCATTACCGTCAATTTCACTCGCATCTAGTGTTGCGCTCATAAATCTCCACCTTTTCCTTTGAACATTTCTGACCAAGCCTCATCAATATCTAAATCATCATCATTTTCTTCTTCTGGTAAAGAAGCGTGATAAAACTCTAAATTGATTTTCATTTTTGCCTTGTAAAAAGCAATAAAAAAAGCAAGAAAAAATGGTGCTAACAAAAGAACAGCAACACCAATTCCAAGAATTGTAAAGATTAAACTCAGGTTCATATTTTCCTCTCTTTTTTTGCGCCTCGGATATAAAGAACCAATGAATTTTTATCATTCACCGGCGGTAAATAAATCAATGATCTCAAATACTGCGATGAATCATCAGGTAAAATTCCAGCATCCACAATGCCGTCAATTGCCGCTTTGACTGACGGGTGACACGCGCCGACATCTTGAAGTCGCCCACCTTTTTGATGAGGTTCAACAGTTACACTCATCCAAGTCATAGGCGGTATTCTCTCAGATTTAGCAAGGATTTGGAAAGCCGAGCGCCAGACTTTGACCAACTCAGCCCTTTCCCACCTATTTCCTTTTCGTTCAGCGTTTGTAGTCCAAGGTCGTTGATTGAACTCGAGGCGGTAGATATTTTGTTCGGTTTCTTCGGCTTGGCATAAACAGTACATGAGTTAAACATACGCTTTGTCCTCCTTTGTGCCAAGTTGTCGCTTCTGTCCTTCATTGTCAATCAACCAAGCGCGATTGTTCAAATCTAAAAAAGGTACCTCAGTCGCGCTGTCAATACGAAATAACAAATACCCTTTTTCTCTTGCTTTATCGCGGTTGGACTCAACCCAACCATGACAACCAGTAACACCAGAACCGCATAAAAGTATTAAATTAGCGGGTTTATTTAACTCTGCGTTTCTTGAGCCACCCATTTGTCTTGGTAGTCTGTGGTGAACTGATGCTCCCTG